GCGCTCAGATCAACAAATATTCAACTATTCAACTACTATCAATCTATGTGGAATAGCTCTTCAGATCTGGGCTTCATGAACATCTCATACATCTCATCAAACTTCCGTGTGTCTATGTTGTCTGTGGGTATTCTGAGATCAGCAGCCAAGGAAGCTCTAGCATAATGCGTCATCTCAGTTATCTCACATGCTCTGTTATTTGCCTTAACAGTTGTCAGCATTGCATATGCAATGCATGTCATTTTTAGACGTCTGTATTTCCTCTCGGCATTGTCTATTTCCTCCTCAGTGAAGAGAGCACGCTTCATCGGGTCAAAGCAATCTGAGTAGGTTGTGTTTCGAGGAAGCATGTCTCCAAGGTATGGTTCGTAGCTATCAACACTGAAAGCACCGATGCAACACGCAGCTATATAACATGCTGTCGAGTGTGCGCAATCTGATCCTCTCACTTTCTTGAATCTTTCCATGAGAGGGACAATGACCTGTTTGGTGTATTCTTGCATGAGATTGACTTCAGCAGCTTCCATTCTTTTTGCTATTGAAATGGATGCTTTCCCTTTCTTTGTTAAATCAAAATCGACAGTCTCAACGTAAGAGTAGTCTGCAAAATCCGAAATTCCATTGTCTTCGTTCAAGTTACCTGGGTCATAATCCTCGAAGAAGTCGTCCATGTCGATGTCTTCTGACTCATCAGAATCATTTGGGCTAGAAGTTTCTTTCGGAGATAAAATATATTTGGGTCGCACATCAATGAAAGAATCTGCCATCCATGTGTGAGCTGCTGCCAATTGGTCTATCCATCTGTGGGAATGCAATTCGAATTTCACAAGGTTTTCTTTCCTCTTTAAATCGATTCTACACCTACCGCTGAACAAGCCATTATCCATGAACGCTTTGAGTTCACCTGCCGCTCCCCAATAATTGTCGGAATCTGACGAGAAAATGACAGTTGGATCAAATAAGCCGTCACGTATGTACATGACATTGACTGTTTTAAGCACATTCTTCACTTTTGCCTCAACGGTAATAGCCGATCTGAAAGCATTCGGAGTATAAACAGGATTAAAGGGGTCCATGGATTTGTAATCTTGTTTATTTAGGCTCTTCCATTTGATGGAACACGTGCTCACTAGATC